TTTATTTTTTTCTTTTCTTTTTCGTTGTTCATTTTCTTTTGCCTTTATTTCTTTTAGTCTTTTACAGCCTTTTCCACTACAATTAGTTTTATTATTACAATCCCAACAATTATCAGAATCCCACCAGTACCAATGTGGCGGAGAAGGTTTAGGTTTACGAAATTTTTGTTTCATTTAATTAATAAAATTCCCGTGATGATAATTTGACAAATATGAATTAATTGGTCTTGAATTAAATTAATTTTTAATTGATTTGCTTTTAAATCATCTACTATTATATGTAATCCTAAGTTAAAAGAAAATAAACCTATAATAAGAGATTCATTTAATTGTATTCCAAAAAAATGACTAATAAACAAAGGTAAAAAAATCATAAAAGTCCAACTAAAAGCGTGTTCATACAAAGCCATTATATAATCATGTTTATATAATGGATCAGGAGCATGCTTCTTCCACCATGATTTTTGTTTCATAGATGCTAAAATACCTTGTAAATAATAATCGTCTACAATGTGGCAAAATAACATACATAAAATTATAAAAATTTTAATCATTTAAAAAGCACTCTCCTTATTTTCTTCTCTCGCTGCTACATTAATTTTATAATCTTCCATTTCAATTAATTCATAATTATAAGCAGTAGCAAATAAAGGATTGATTCTACAAATACCTAATTCCGCTTTACACCATAAAAGAATATGATTATATTTACCTCGTCTATTTTTATAAATAGATATTTTAAGATTGGGCATTTCAATTCCTTTTTCTGCTGTTAATTTACTTATAACTTCTCTGTCACCATCATTAAGTTGTAACATAATACTTCCGGCATCAATTTTATCGGCAATAGCTTTAGCACCTCGTAAAAGATTTTGATCATATATCGTAGCATTTTGATACTCTCCATTTAACTGAGTGCTGCTCATAATAAAGATTCCATATTCGGTTGCGAGATCTTTAAGTCTTACGCTAATCATAAAAAGTACATTATCTTCTCTTAACCCTTTAACAGAAGCTCGTGAAGATACTTCTGATAGAATCTTCATGCTTGAATGAATATAGTCTAAGAAAAAATAACGAACATTATATTTTCTGACAGAAAGTTTAACAACATTTTCAATATCTTTTAAGGAAAAATCGTGCAACTGTTTAAGATAAAGCGGACACCGCTTAATAACATTTTGAGCATAGATTACTCTATCAATTTCACCTGGGTCATATCTATTCGTTAAAATATGATCTTCTGGAACGCCTGATAAAAAAGCCCACATCATTGTTTGGACTTCACTAAATATCTGCTCAGTCATTACATAAATTGAAGGTTCTTTAGTTCCATTTGATACCCATTTACCTTGTGCAGTATCATAAATTTCATCGCAGGCTATATTACAACAATCTGCAACCATTGCACGAGATTTACCTACATTAGTTGCAGCTGATCGTAGATAAAATTTTCCTAACCGAGCTCCGCGAAATATTGTATTAATTAAATTACCATATAGAGGATAACCAATATCAGGAGTGGTTTGTAGTTCTTGCCATAATTCATCACTACCTTCTCCCGCCTGAATAATATCTTCTTCAACAGCATCAACATATTTAAGTTTTACATCTTCAATCTTATCGTTGATTAAATTAGCTATATCTTCTTCAGTATGATTATCTAACCAATCTTCCTGGGCCTGTTTCTTTTTTTGATCGAAGATATTATCCATATCATAGAGCCAAGAAAGATCCATGCCAGCCTTTTCATTATACATACGAAGAAGAGTCATTTTCTTCATTCGATGATAATAATAATTAAAAGCTGCTAACTGACTATTTTCACTTACTTTTTCAAGATATTCTGCGCCTTTGTTTGCTTTATATACTGCTAATTTTTTAGGACGCTGTTCAAGATAATCTTCTATATTAGCAGGAGTAATTTGTTTTGCTCCAAGTTGATGAAGATTATATATACTACCAAATATAACTTGATGAAATTCTTCCGTAAAATCGTCCAAAGTAAATGAATATTGATCGTTATCTAATATAGAAGGATTTTGATAAACGCATCCAATTACTTGAATTAATGATGGAATATCTACATATCGTGTTTTACTCATTACGTTTATTCCACTCCTTAATTTGTTGTTTTATAGATAAAGAAGATAAAAGCCATGTGTCTGGTTTGACTTTACATAAATTAGTATGAAAACAATCTACATACCATGTATTAAAATTATGATTTAAAAATGCTTTTCCTCCGCAAAAAGGACAAGGTTTAGGTATCTATATTTTCATTATTTGGTTTCCTTTCTAATAGATCTTTTTGTGGAATACTCCAACATTCTCCATTTTTTGTTAATAAGATAGCATTACCGTTATTTATATTATATTCTCCAGTAAAAAGGCCTGATTTTATTTTATTTTCATAATTATTAATATACCACCAATATCTTTTACCTATTTTCATCTTCATCCTCTAAATTTAAAAGGTGCGGCGGCCGCTCCAACGCTCGTGGAGATTGGATATTAAAATATACTGGCTCCCGCTTTATTTTTGTCTGCTTATTCTTCTCTTGCGCTTTATAAATGCCTTGATAATATTTACGACATTCATCGTAAATGAATGGAATGATTCCAATCCCGCCATGTCCTTCTTCTTTATCTCCATGATTAATATTATAAAACCAATGTAGACATCCTGTCATGCCGCTCCAAGTATAATTATATTTTTGAATATAATCTTCTGCTTGAGTATTAATTAACATATAGTTATAATTAGGTCCAAAAATAGATTTAATTAATTGATAAAAATTATCTTTATCAATCTCTTCTTTTGTTTTTTCATCAGTTACATCATTTATAGAGCAGTCTTTATGCGCATATCTTCGACCATTAATCTTTATAGCGGGTATTTTATCTCTATCAAACGTTTTCCCACAATAAAAACATTTTACTAAATGAGCCATTATATCACTTCCACGTAAATATCTAAAGTAGTAAGATTGTCGTCTTTATTATCTGTTTCATGTCCCCCAAAAGAAATTTTAATATCTGTAACATAACCTTCAGATTCATTATCAATTTCAATAGGAATACCATAGTCTTTTGCTTCAACATAGAGTTTTAAAAACTCAGTAATTTTATTAGAATATAAAGCTTTAAGCATCGTTGGGTAATTGTTTTTATCTTTCCATGTCATCATTCTAATTAAAAATTTTTCTTTCATTTTTATTTCTCCCTTGTCTTTTATTTTTATTATATCATAAAAAATAAAAAAAATCAAGGAGGGTATTAACCCTCCTTATTAAGCATTTCTTTTAGATCTTCAACAATTAAGAAAATTTGTTCTGATTGATCTCTTGTTGCGTTACTGACTTTTTTACCTTTACCTAAATATTTATCAGTAATTTCAGTAATTCTTGGTGCATAATATTGCATTTGATCTTCTGAAATAGTATTTATTAATGATCCAAACTTTTTCATTAAATCATCAAAATCATATTCGGTAAAATCATCTGTATTTTGATTTTTATTATCAGTAACAAATTTATTGTCAGTCATTTCTGCCTCTTTATCAATAGCATTATTTAAAGCATCAACAAGAGCTTGATATGTAAAATCAATTTCTGGAGCAATATATTTAAATCTACACCCTGTATCTGCAGAGCCGTCCATTGAACGCAAAGTTAATTTAACACTAACTTCACCGTTTTCATTACGAACTTGATGTGCATAGGCATATATATCTGCCATGTCTTTAATAATTTCATTATAAGAATTAGAAAGAGTAGGAACAACTTGATTATATTCTGTGCCATCTTCTCGTTTAAAAACCTTATCTTTAGCATGAGAAATAAAGAAAAGCGCATAACCAAGTTGAGTAATTGTTCTAAAAGTTTCTTCTAATTCTTTTTTTACTTTAGTCCAACCCTGTCCCCAAGGGATTGCACCAAGTGTATCAACTCTATCCTGAGAACATACAAATTTCTCACAGGCGGCCGCCGCAATATCAATTGTATCTATTACAATACATTTAAATACTTTTTGCACTTCTGGTTTTTTAAGCTCTCGTAAAATCAGTTTCATATCCGCCCAAGATTTTGCATCTTGTGCCATAATTCCAGGAATTGCATTGTAACCTTTCTACCATGCAATTAAAAGAGCATGATCCATTTGTGACGCTAGTGTGGTCTTACCAGTTTTGCCAGCCCCATAAACGTAAGTAATATATCCAGAAAGGTCACGACTTACTTTATGAGGCTGAATTGCTAATAGATTAATTGCCATATTTTTACCCTCTTTATTTTAAAATTATTGATTTGAGGGGGAGTAGTTTATATATTACTCCCCCACAGATTATATACTTTATTAAAAATTAAATCCACCTGCTGGAATCGTTGCATTCGGAGTAGGAGTGGGAGTAGAAGTGGCCCCTACGGATTTTGTAGCAGTGACCGCATTCCCTCTACTTCCATAATACTCTTTTGCCCTTGTTTTTACTTCTTCAAGATATACGTTTCTATTTGCAATTGCTTTAGAAAGATCTTCCGCCGTAATTGTGTCGTCTTCTCCAAAAATATAAGGTTCAGGTTTTGCGCCAGTTACTACCCATTCTCTCTGAGACCTTTCTGAAATTTCAACAGCTGGTTCACCAAAGGCGCTTTCTACAGTTTTTTCAATTCGTACTGTTGTACTAACAATCTCTCCCCATACCTGAGTATAAACAGGTTCGTTAGGAGAAGCATTAAGATTCATAAAATAATCAATAGCACCATTAGATCTAGCGATCAGAGTAAAAGGCAGAATATCATTTCTGAAATTAAAAATTGCACAAGTAATTTTTGCATAATCATTTGCAATATTTCTTTCAGAGTCAGCTTCTACCAAAGTCACTCCTGTAATTACTGTATCAAATGTAAACTTCTGACGACCAGGACCTTCAGGACTCAAATCAGTAAGGATGGAAACAAAACCGCCTTCATTTCTCTGCTGAGATACAAGCTGATCTCCGCCCTGTGGATAAAAATCATTAAGAGCTGCGGAAGGGGTAAGACGAACTTTCATAGCTGCGTCCTTTCCGTCATTGACCCATGTTTTTCCTTCCATAATTTTTTTCAGATTCGCATAAGTGGCGTTCTGTTTTCCCTGCTTAGTTGTTTCAGTTACATAAGTATAATGAACTGTAAGTACATTTAAACCGGCTTCGTCTGTTGCCACACTTACAGACCCATTAATAAATTCTTTTCCAAAATTTTCAGACTGCTGATTCTGAACAGTTTTCAAAGTTAGATCATGTTCATACACTCTACCTTCAATATTTTCCATATTTACATTTTTACGCATTATTTTTTTCTCCTTGTTTTTTCTTTTCTAACTTTTGTATAATAATTAGATCGGAAG